TGGAACATTTGCCGCAGATATTTCCGGGCGGTTTTCGCCGTGCAGCCGTACCGCTCGGAAATATCGCTGACCTTCAGCAACCGTTCCATGCTCAACCCGCCTTTCGTGCTTTCCGTTCAACCGCTGCCTGAATCAGCGTTTCGCAGTCACAGCCGAGAACCTGGGCGACCGTCGGAAGTTTATCCGCTTTCGGGAAGCAGGTTCCTTTTTCCCAACTGACCACCGTTCCCTGCGTTACGCCGCAGGCTTCCGCAACCTGTGTCTGGGTCATTTCCTTCATGACCCGGAGTTTCTTGATCAGGTTTATTGGAATCAGCTCCTTTCTATGAGAAGTCTAATAATATTATAATGTTTACTCTAATAAAGTCAATAGTTTTCTAATATCATTCAGGGAAAAGAAAGCCGGAGAAGCCGCCCCGGCTCGGTGTTTGCATCAATACAATTTCTTTCCACATTCAGGGCAGTACTGGACGAACATCTGCTGACCGCAGATCGGGCAGCTGCCTTCATCCTCGAGGATGTACAGATCCTGAGCGTCGCCTTTCCGTTCCTCCCATCCAAACGGATACAGGTCTGCGTCCCCGTTCACCCGGAACATGAACATGACAATTTTCCCATCAAAGGCGTTAATCTGCTTGTGTTCGTGGAAAAATTCAAGCAATTCTTCAAGAGTTATCTTTCCTCTTGCCTTCTTGACCGTAATAACATTCCGTTCCATGTTTTTCCATTCCAAAGAAAGACCTGCCATGATTTTTTACCTTCCTGCCGGGTTACGATGCCACCCGGCTGGGCGAATATATCAGTTGTATTTGTCCCCGGCTCCGTTGAGTTTGTACTGCTTAAAAACCGGTACGACATCCCTTGTGATCATCTTCCAGCCGAGCCGCTTTGTCATTTCCTCAATAAGAGAATACTGGCCGGATTTATCCGAACGTTCGTATTCTGTGAACAGTTCCCGGTTGGTCATCATGGACGGATTATGATTCCTCATGCCGTCTTCCTCCTTTCCTTCCATTCCTTCAGTTTCCGTTCGTTCTCCCGCTCAATCTGGCGGTGGATCTTCAACCGTTCCTTCATGCTCATTGTCAGTCCTTCTTTCTCCGGTCTGGTACCGGCTACGGCATCCGGGAGTTCCGGGTGCCGTCTGCCGATATCAGGCTTCCTTTGTCATAAGGTCGTACAGTTTGGCTTTCAGGTGGACGATTTCTTCCTTCATTTCTACCAGTTTGCTTTCAGCGCATCCAGCCCGGTTTTCTGCTTCAAATTTCTCGATCCTGATCTGATTGAAATCCTTCAGCAAGGTTTCGTGGGTCTTCTTCAGTTCATCATAGGCTTTCGCTTTTTCGCCGAACGCTTTGGCTTTCGTTTCGGAATCCTTCGCACGTTCTTTCCAACTCATGGCGAAATCGCATTCGATGTTTTCTTCCGCGTCTTCAATCATCCCGTCCATCGCCGTTGCGATGTAGCTGTTTGGGCCGAGGCTTTCGATGATCTTCTTGATCTGCTCCAGGGCTTTGCGTTCTTCTGCTTTCGTTGTCATTGTTTTGTCCCTCCGTTTTTTATTTGGTGTCCCTTGACATTGATTATTATATATTATCTTTCTAATATTGTAAATAGCTTTCTAATAAAATATTGATAAAAATATCAGATAAATTATAATTTAATCAGTTGGGAGGGCTGAAAAAATGATATCGGACAAAATCAAACAAATCAGAAGAACGCACTACTTAAACCAAACCGAGTTTGCAAACAGAATCGGAGTAACACAGGGTGCCGTCAGCCAGTGGGAAAATGGGCTGACCCGTCCGAACTTTGACCAGCTTCGGGCGATTTCTGCGGCGTTCGGCATTTCTGTAAATGATATCATCGATGAAACGGAAGAACCGCGCCGGGACTTTGACGCAATCAATATCCGGCGGTCAGCCGTGCCGATTCTGGGAACCATCGCCTGCGGCCAGCGGATCACACCGGACACCACTCCGGAAGGATATGCGGACCTTCCGGACGGGATCCACGCGGATTTCGCCCTTCGGTGCAAAGGCGACAGCATGGAACCGACGCTGAAAGACGGGGATATAATCCTTATCCGCAGGCAGCCGGAGGTCGAAAACGGACAGATTGCCGCCGTGAACGTAAACGGAGAAACGACATTGAAACGGGTTTATTTTCGTAGCGACGGCCTGCATCTGATCGCGGATAACCCAGGATATCAGCCGATTTTCATTCCTGCATATTCGGATGAAGAAATTATCATACACGGGCTTGCAGTGGGCTATACACGCATTTTTGATTGAAAGAAGGGTATATATGAAGAAACAAATCGCAATCATCCTGACCGCCGCCGTTTTATCGGTCAGTCCCGCCCTGGCTGATCCTGTTGCCGATCTGATCGCAGAACATAACATGAACCGCTTTCCAGCAGGTGCAACAGAAATAACAGGCCAGCCGGAGATTGATCAGGACAGGTATGTATATCACCTACCGAATATTGATATAGTAATTTCAGCGGATGGCGAAAACATAAAGTCGTTCAGTTGCGTTTGTTTTGATGATTCTGCAATCGGTGAGTTCCTCGCCCAGTGCGTAACAGCGTTCTATGATATTGGCGACATGGAATCGTACGTTTCCTGTTACGGGGAATTATTATCGGAATACCTCGCAGCACGGGCAGGTATAGAAACGAAAAGCAATTCATCCGTTCCGGGTGTGCTGTTTCAGGTGGTAAAAACAGGAAGTCGGTATATCTTCATCATCGTAAAGGTGAAATAATGCCTCGTGAGAAAAAGCCGACCCTGAAGCGCAGGAAGGACGGGCGGTACAGGTGTGTTTACCATGGCCTGCAATTTTACGGAACCACCCCGGAAGAAGCCTTCGCCGCAAGGGATGAATACAAGCTGTCATCGCAGAAAGGCTTTTCCGGTCGGTCAACGGTCAGCGATTATGCGCTGCCCTGGCTGAAACGGAGTTATCCGTCCGTTGCCGATTCAACGTATACCGGGCTTGCGATCCACCTTCAGCACCTGATTGACTGCATCGGGGACAAACCGCTTTCGGAAGTCCTGCCGTCCGATCTGAAACAGGTATACGCCGATGAATACAGAGGCTTGTCCAACTCATATATCCGTTCTGCGAAACAGCTTTTCTGCGCCCTGTTCGATTCTGCCCAGGCTGACCGGCTGATCGCATCGAACCCGGCCCGGGATAAGACGGCAAAGCCCTCAAAAGGAAAACCGGCAAAGGAACGGATCCTGACCGCCCCGCAGCGGCAATGGATCGAAACACTCTGCACAAATCACCGGATGCACCCGGCGGTCATGGCGATGTTATATGCTGGCCTTCGTCCGCAGGAATGTAAAGCACTGAATATCGACCGGGATGTGGATTTTGCCCGGAACCTGATCACCGTGCAGGAAACCGCTCACGTAAACGGCACAAAATACGCCATTACAGGCGATATGAAAACCGGGTGGAGCAAAAGGACCGTTCCATTATTCCAGCCGCTAAAAACCGCCTTGGAAGGCCGGAAAGGGATGCTTATTACATCCGCGCACGGAAAGCCGGTCACAATCCAGACATGGAAAACTGGCTGGCAGTCGTACATATATAATATGGAAGTCGCCATCAACGGAATCAGCAAAAGATGGTACGGCAAAACAAAGGATCAGCAGATAAAAAAAGAAGCCGGGAATCTCCCGGCATGGATTGACTTTGATATTGTCCCGTACACCCTTCGTCACGCTTTCTGCGCTTTCTGCCGGGATAACGGTGTCGATATAAACACCTGCCGCCGCTGGATGGGTCATGCGGATGCAAAAATGATCCTTAAGGTATACGACAGCGTATCCTCTGACCGGGAACAATCGGAGCGTGAAAAGGTCGAAAAACAATGGAATCAGGTTCAAAACGAGGTTCAGGCAGAAAATGATACATAGTACAACCGTTGATATATAAGCGTTTGTACATTGTACAACTTTTCGCCTGTTAACCGAAGGGTTGTAGGTTCGAGCCCTACCTGGGGAGCGCAAAAAAGCCCGGAGCATCAACACTCCGGGCTTGTCGTTTATCCATCACTGATGGGTAAAAAAGGAAAATAAGAACCTTTTTGAGGTTCAAACCAGGTTCAGAATAGTTCCCCTTGAACCAGCCGCACGTCTACCACCCGTTCGACAGGCAGGGGAACACGCCGCCGGGGAGGTGTGCAACGCTGGGGTTATGCCCCGTTATTCGTCACTTTTCTGCTTGTTATACTGGGCGGTACTGATTCCAAGGATCGCACCAAGCAGGGTGCAGATGATCGCACTCGTCTTCGCCACGGCTTCAGCCGCCGGCCATCCCCACACAGCCGCCAGCCCTACGTACGCAGTTGTAAGCGCAGGGATCACGATAACAACGATCCATTTTAATACATCGTAAACTTTATCCGGTAAAATCATTTTTCATACTCCCTTCAGCCTATCGGCATATGGATTATTTCTTCATACAGTTGTTTGATTGTATCGTCCACATCTTCATGGCTCTCGCACAGAGCGACATACGACCTGTATACTGAACCGATTGCATCCTTCCGACTCACCGAGATCACCCGGCCAGCATCCACGCATTTGTCGTAGGTATCGAGAATCTGGATGCGCAAAATGCCTTTTAACCCGTTCTCGATTGCCTGATTCTTTGCCCTTTCAGCCTTGAACTTTTTCGCCAAATGAGCATACGCAGCAGAAAGCCCGGCAACGATCAGCCCGAACACGAACTCGACCCAGTATTTCAAAACAAAATCCCACATAACGCATCACCCTCTCAATACTTCCCCTTGCCATCGCCTACGATGTCAAGGTATTTTGTCATCATGTACCAGCCTTTTCGGCTTCCGTAGTTGATCTTTGTCCAATCGTACCCATGCGTAATGACCGACACCGTAGCACCGACCGAAACTTCATCATATAGGCCGCAGCTCGTAGACGGGTTTGCCCTCATCTTGACCCAGTTCCCCTTGTCGGCAACCACGACAGCCTTGTCCACTGTCGGTGTCGGCGTTGGTTCAGGATCAGGCGCAGGCTGGCCACCGTCATTGATATACTGCTTTTTCAGGTCCGCGGCGAATCTCCATTTCCCTATGCTGGTATCCGTCTTGGCGGTCGGCCCTGTCATGTGTATGATCCGCAGGGGGGAAACGCTTTTTACAACTCCGATGTGGCAGTAATCCAGCAGATCGCCGTTATACGCAGTTCCTCCCTGCCTGTACTTGCTCGGCAGGTTATACCCCTCCTGCCCAGGCTCCCGGGCTTTGAATACCACATCGCCGAAGCGCAGTACAGATGCACCGGTAATCTTCCGGACATTATCCACCTGATTCCGCATCGTCCAGTTCGTACCGGTCGTGGTAAGGGTAACACCATTCTGCCGGAGCCCGTACTTGACCATTCCGATGCAATCACAGGTTCGGAGGTTGCTGGCTCCCAGCTCGTACTTCGGTTTCGCCTTGACAATATCCTCGCACCTTGCGACGAACTTTTCTCTGGTCGTACTCATCCGTTGCTCTCCTCCTCCGGTCGAATCATTTCCTCAATCGCATCAGCCTCCTTGTTCTTCAGCCCGATCTCGATCCTGGCTTTATCCAGCATCGCAAAAACACCTTTCTCGTAGATCGAATTGCGGGTGTACGCCCAGACATTCAGGATCATGACAGCCGTAACCACAATCGACATATAAACGCAGTACAGGGCTGTCGCTGGCTGTAGCAACATCAGCACCGAAAGCCAGCTCATGAACAGGAACCAGAAAACGCTCGTCCATCTGGCGAGCTTTTTTGAAAACTGCTTGCGAGGATCAATTCTTATCATTTTTCCATTCTTTATCCGGGGAGCATTGCCCGTCGTCCATTCCAATAACCATCAAAAGTACACCGAAAAGGAACCCAGCCACAAGCCGGTGATCAAAACAACGACTGTGACCATGGTATCACCTCCACAAATGGAAAGCCGCCAGGATCATGCCCTGACGGCTGTTAGTTGTTATGAACTTACTGATCTAAAGGTCACGTTAAATGAGATTGTTTTTTATCAGCAGTTCTGCATATCCTGCCGCTTCGGTTGTCCGTTCTTCAATCTCGCTCCTTTGCTTTTCAAGATAATCTGCTGCTTTATTCATCAAATTTTTTGTTTCGGATTCTGAATAAAACATATCCTCCCATTGTCGAAGGGCTTCTATCACTTCTTCAATGCTCCATTCTCGTTCCATGTTTCACCTCTATTGGGTCACTTTTACTAACGCTTTTCTTATGTTATACTTTTTATATAGGAGAGTGATTTTCATGAATATCACAGAAACACTATTAACCAAAATACATGATGAAAAAACTGAATTTACTCCATATGTTTGTAAATTGGTATGGGATGCCGCTTTGCTTGATCTTGCCATAATCGCAAAGAATGATCCTGATTCATTTAATAAGTTAATAAGCGATACTGTCCATAAATCGTTCCCCGGTGTTGATTGTAATTAATAATAATTATGTATTGCACGGACTATAATCTGTATTTTCATAACCAACAAAATGCCCTTCCTCGCCTTCAGCACAATACCATTCATTATAAGG